TCGCTGATCACTAGTCCGCTGACATTCGCTGTCCACTCCAGCAGTAATCCATCAGTGCCGATAGCGATGCCGCTACCAGGCGCCGAAGCGATGGCGTCCCCGTTGGCATCTCCAGATAGGTACCACGGTAAAGCACAGCGCCGCGCCAGGTCTACACCGCTGGCATCCTTGAGTTGGATAGCAACATTGATGGCGTTGGCGGCTTCAGTACCAACGGCAAAAGTAGCAGTGATGAGACTAAGGCTCTCCGTCGCAATGCTTTCAGCCACCAACTTACCGACCTTAGCATTGCCTTTCGTTAATGTATTCATTCGTTCCCCCAATCCGCAAGGCGCTTTTCCATGAGCTTCTTTGCCGACTCCCGCTGCTCTTGCGCAAGTGCGGACTCAACCACGCACCGGTCCTGCACTTGCGCAAGCATCTTGTCCATCTGGCGAATGGTGGCGCCCAACAGCGTTTGCACTGTCGGCTGCGTACCAACGTCGTCGCGCACAAGCGGCTGGATGTAGCGTTGATCTACCAGCCGCTTGGCGCGCTCAGGTGAACGGAAATCAGCATCGGTCAGGATGGCGCCCACGGTCGGTTGACCACTAAAAGCGCGTACTACCTGATAGCTGTTCATTAGGCTACACACCCACTGAAGAAGTAGCCGAGATCAGTGGCAACCACCTTGTTATCCCAGGCCATTTCGATTTCGATGCGGTCGGCCTTCAGGTGATCCATGCGGAAGCGACTGATGCCAGCCTCGGCGCCCATGTTGCCGGAAACGCCGGTCCAACTGAACACGTAACCCGCAGAAGGCGCCAGCAAGCCGGGCGTCGGGTTGACATAACCGAGCCATGCGTTTTTGCCGTGCGTGAATGAATAGGCAGCGGTTTCGCCTTCGGTGTTGGTGGCCTTAATCGCCTTGGCAACATAGACGTTTTGCACCTCGAAGAACGATGCCATCATCGGGCCGGTGATGTTTTCCGCCGACGTATATTTAAAATTGTCCTTGATGTCGGGATGGAATTTCAGCTTACGGAACGCCTGATACCCCAATACCAACGTGTTCGGCAGGAAGCCGGTGCGGCCTAGCACAGTCTCTTTGCCGGCTTCGATGTCTTCAATCGGATCGGAGTTGGTGTAGTCGCTCCAGTAGGTGAAATCACCGCCACCACCATTGGCGCCACCAGTCTTGTCAGTGCCCCAAACGGACGTGGTAAAATAGTCGGTCACCCATTGAATTTCCCGGCGCAGCAAGCCGCGTTGGGTCAGAAACTGCACGGCATCCCGATCCATGTTCAGCGGGTTGTCGGCGTTCTTGCGGGTCTGGTCACCGATGTCTTTGTGGAGACCCCACACGTCGGCGCTGTAACTGGCTGTGCTGAGACCGTACCCACTGCCGGCGCTTTCGGTGCCGTCCGGGCGCACTTGCATCTCATCACGAAACCAATCATTCTTGGTATACACATAGTACTTATCGGATTGTTTCTCGACTTGCACGGTCGGAAACACTCGTCCGGCGATAAAGTTCGCCTCATTCTGGATGTAGGCCACAGAGATGTTCGTCAGGATTGCGTCCAGATGAACCTGTGATTGTGTTGGCTGAGCCATTGTCTATATTCTCCTTATGCACCACGCCCAATGTTGGCGCAATTGACAAATGCGGTAACCAAGCCGCCCGCCGCTCCATTGCCTTGGATGACTTGCCCGCAGATGTACTCTGTGGTGTCAGTGCCGGCCGTCTTGGCATCGGCCTGGCCATCGCCGCTGGTGCCAATCAGGTCGCCGTAGTTAAGATCGGCGTCGCCGCTAACCTTGGTTTGACCAACCACGCACACCTCGGCAGCCTGACCGCTCGTGGGGGCGTTCTGCAACACGCCGATTGGCTTGTCGGTAGCGCCGGCGCAAACCGTGACGGTTTTTTCGCCGGACATTTTGACGAAGTAGTACTGTTTGGTGCTCAAGTCTGCACTGGCCGTCACGCCGGTGAGCTTCATTTGCGCGCCTTCAAAAGCCATTATTTGCCTCGCTGTTCTGCGACATACTCGCTGTACAATTGCGGCTGCGTACCGGCAACCACGGTGGCGGCGGCGGCGTAGTCAACCTTGCGTTCGCCCATGATCGTAATCACGGCATCGCTGAACTTCTGTGCGGCCGTCTTGGGGTTGGTGTCGGTCTGGTTGCTGCCGATCTCTTCAAACAATTTGGATTGCTTCATCTGCTCAGCAATCGCCCGCTGGTTGGTGGCGTAGGTAGCAAACTCGGTGGAGTTCTCCCCAAAAGCTTCGGCCAGTTTTACCAACATGTTGACGTTATCGTCAGCCTTGCCAAACCAGCCGATCGCCAGTTCGCTAAACCGCTTACGTTGGGCTGCCGCTTCCAGTGCCGCCACGCGTTCATTCGCCTTGTCAAGCGATTCCCGGTACTGTTGCGCCGTGGCAACCGCTTCGGATCGCTTCGCTTCGGCTTCGGCAAACCGTTGTTCCAGTTCGCCAAACTTCTGTTGCAACTCGGTGAACTGCACAGCAGTCACCTGTGGTTGCTCCTTGGCATTCTTATCTTCTGCCATGTTTTCAACCTCTCTCTGAACTACAGAAAACTGATTTAGATAGATGACTGTTGTTAGGTTTGAGACCTGTTCATCAGTGGTGTAAAGCCCGCGTTCGCTGGCAACCAGAGGACGCAAAGCTTTTTCTTTGAAAAATGGACGCGTGGTCAGCGCTAGTCCGATCAACACATCGCTGTGCTCGTTGCCGGTATCGGGCGCTGTCCATTTGTCGTACCATTCAGGTGATACATATTTGTAACGGTCGGCTTTGATGAGCGATTGCCCGCGGTCAGTCCATTCGACCTTGGCATCGGCGCTGCCGTCCTCGTTCAGCCGCATGTCGGCAATCCAACCCACGGCGCCAGATGTCTTTAGCTGATGCTCAGCGTCAATCGGTAGCTTGGATTGATACACACCCGCCTTGAAGTTGTTCACAAAGCGCTGATTACGATCCGGTGTCACGCTGATTTCGCCGTAGGCAGGATGCTTGAACGTGCCTGGCTTGGGCAAGCAGGGCACCCAGTCGGGCGGCTCGGCAAACTCGTGCTCGTTGAATAGTCGCCAGCCATGCCCATCGGCACACAAATCGGCAACGTCTGAATATTTCATTTCGCCATGTTCGCCTTCCTCGTCCTCCCACTCCATGCCCAGCATGGGAAAATCAACCCGCTTGCCACCCACGGACACACTGATGGCCCCAAATGTAATCGGCATGGTTGGCATTAGCGACACAGGTGACGGGCTGCCGGAATCAATATAGGCCAGCGTCATGTGCGGTGTGTATCCGTGGTTTTTGACCGGCTCGATCTCGTACTCGTCCATGCACTTGTTCAGCCACTGGCGCACATCATCAAGCCCAGGCAGATCGACCACGGCGTAGATGACATCTTGTCCATCACTGGACTGGCTTGCGTTAAATCTGCCAACGCCGTTGATTGTGCCGGTCAATGGTTCGCTGTAGGTGGCGACCTTTTTGGCGGCAAGGATAGCGCCGGCTATCTGCGCATCGGTCAATGCATCCACGCTGCCCAGGTACGCCAACGTAACGTGCAATTCTTCCGGTGGCATTGTTACGCCTGCCATAGATTGCGCAATCTGCGCCGCCATTTCAGCGGACGGATACAGCGCCACCATGACGCCGGTGTATTTGCTGTCAGGCGGTACGGTAAAAAGCTCGGCGTATTGTTGGCGAAGCTCTGCAATCTCAGTCATGCTTTTTCCTTCATCGGTGCGATCCCAATCGATGCACGCCCAAAAGCCGGGCGACAACGGGTCTTTTTTTGTGCTGCAACTATGCCGAGCCAGAAAGTTCGCCCGTGCTTCTGGATTACTCCGACGCATCGGCATATTGGGATCTCCATAATGGACAAGATAATCCTTGCCATCACGGGTAACCGTTCGCATATATTTTTTGTCGTCACGGGTTGATGGTCTGCGCCCTGTGGCCGTAACCGTCACCCCGTTGTATGTGTATGTGGGCATAGAAATAAAAAAGGCGTCTGCAACAGGTGTTACCCTGTCACAGACGCCATGTGTCTAACGTTTCATGCCGTTGATATATTAAGTTGATCATGCGGGCCGGGCTTGATACCGGCTGGTAGCAGTTTCATCGGTGGCTTGGCCCGCTGTCGCTACCTCTAACATCTTCTTCTCGTGTCCATCCACGATGCCGCATGATTCACTACGGAAAGTATAGCACGACTTTTTTATTTTGTCTAGTACCTGAATTTATTTGTTAGCTTGCACTAAATCAGCGTTCCACCCTTTCTACTGGACACACTGACCATTCAATGTCTCCATCTCCGACCGTTAAATACACCATGTAGCGACCACGCTGCAAGCTGGCGATACGCAGCACAAAACGAATCATGCGCGTGGGAATGCGCTTCATAATGTCTTTGATTGTCATGGTGTCATCTGCCGCGCCATTAACTATTTGCATTAACCCTCCGGTTCTCTCCACGGTTGCGGCGGCGTAATGGCTTCGGTGTAATATAAAAACTTCAACGCTTGTTGTAGTGGCTTCGGTGGTGCATAGCCACTTTCCGGCGACCACAATTGGCACATGGTGTCAGGCAGGCGTAGGCGGCCCAGGTCACTTTGCGCCACCAGTACTTTAATTTGCCCAGACGTTAAGATAAGGTACGGGTTATCCAGTTGCATCATTTGCCTCGCCTTACGGTTATGCCCAACTGCTTGAACTGGTCAATCTGCGATGGTGTAAGTGCATTGTTGCGGTCAATCAGCGTTTTAATATCGGACAACTTGACGCCATCCCTGATCTGCACTTCGATATACTCCAGATAGTCGAACACCTGTTTCGCAGCCTTTTGAGCGCCCATAGTTCCTTTGAGTTTAGCATACTCATGAAGGTAACGCGTGCTGACGCCCATCGATTCCAATTTTACTTCGTCAATAGGTGACGATACAACAAAGCCTGAACGGAAACCGTAAAGCGAATCACCGGCCGTGTAGCCGGCCCGTTGACGCACTTCGTCTTTCAGCACAAAAGTTAGGTCGCCAAACGTTCTGCCGACATCCTGCTCTTGTCCACGGTAGGATTTAACGTAGCCATAAACCGGACGCAATGACGGATCTAGATTGCGGGGTAGACCTAGCCCAAGGTACTCGCCCAACGAACGTTCATCTGTATCAAGGATGCCACCTGACGAACCGGTTTCAAACTGCGTCTTAAATCGCCTAGACTCAAGTAATTGGTCGGCAAGCCCTGACGGAAACTGCATTTGGATCGGCTTGCCGTCCATAAGCTCCTTGAGCGCATCCTTGACACGCTGCTCATAGACTTCGGGCGTTACGCCTTCGCCTTTAGAGTAGGCGGCGATCTGGTCTTTGGTGTAGCGCACAGATGCGTCAATCGTGTTCTGTGCCGGGCTGTACGCCGTAGTCACAAACTGCGGGGCCGTTGTTTCTGTTGTCGGTGCGTTGCTTCCTCCACCCCTGCGCCCTATCCACTGGTCTAGTTCCCAATACGGCACTTCACGACGAATGAGACGACAACGGTCATTCGTTTTGCATTCTGTGCTACCATCACCGGGAATTGGTAATTCACCGATAAGGCGCCACCCCATGTCATACAGCCGCATGCATGTCGGGCAATGTTCAGCTATACCCAACATGCGACGTTCGACAATGCGCATGTCGGGTGAACTTGGCACGGCCCGATCACGCTCTGCTTCCCAAAAATTTGTGCGGGCGTGGCCAGCATACATGTTTGCCCGATTTAACGACTGAGCCAGCGTTGAATTGCCGTCGCGAATATCGTTGGCGAAGTTTATCAGGCGGCTATAGTCGTCACGCAACTTGCGCCCGATGGCGCCATAGTCGCGGGGCGTCAAGTTGTCCCAGCCGCCAGCGGCCAACGCACGGTTCTGCAAATGCAGGCGCCGGATCTCGGTGCGCATCCGATCTACAAAAATGCCAGGGCTAATTTGCTTCTCATGTAATGCAGTGGCCAAAGATGCCAGGCGACTGGACGTGCTGTCAATGTTGGCATCCAGCAGCCGCAATACATCCTGCCGCCCCACAAAGCGCCCTGTGTCAGTTGCGCGGTATCGGTTTGATTGTCGGTCAAAAGTAAATCCCGGCAGCACGTCAGCCATTGGTGGGCGTCCTTGCGTCTAGCATTCGCTTATATCGTCCGGGCACCGCGTCGTCGCTGTACCAGGCGACACGGGCATCCTGTATGGCGGCTGCGTCTATATTTGCATCAAGGTCAATAGCGGTGGGCATCCATGTATCGGGATTTGCGCCCTGTGGCATGGTAGACAGCACCCATTTTACAGACGCCTGCGCATCAGCCAAATCAAAACCCAATTCCAGCAATGCAGCAATTTGCTGTTCCGCCCATTGGGTCATACGCTACCCCGCAATAAAATCCGCTGCGCCGCCTCAACCATTGCGGCATCTTCTGCCGCCTGCCTAGCATCTTGCGCCGGTTCGGACGATGGATTTGGCGGCGTTTGTTGGTCTTGTTTCATCCGCTTCGTCACATCATCCTCTGTGAGCAGTGGCAGCCGCATCTTAGACCGTAGATCGTTTTCAATCTCCACGGATGGGAATAACTCCATGCCGGCGGCGCTTGCCTCTTTGACGAAGGTCATCAGTACGTCAAGGTCAATTTCACCAACACCGCCAAACGCTAGCCGTGGCGGCGCCGTAACCTGCATACCATTCACACGTAGCAGGCGAGGAATAGCGTAGGTGTTGATTACATCGGCAATGCTATCCAGCCATGCTTTTAGCGCCGTTTTGAACATGCTTGATTTGGTCGCTGATAACGCATAGCTACCGACTTTCTCATGCCCCAACAGAATGAAGTCAGCTAGGACGGCCATTGCGATTTCGCTATTCTTACGGCTGATAATACCGCCGATGTCGAACTGTCGTGATCCGGCCGTACTCAGCAATTCCAACTTAAAGCGTTCACGCCCATTTTCGTCGTAGGCAAGGGGCCACACAATGCCCTCCTGCTCATCGCGCCGGATGCTGGTCACAATTTCCTTAATGGCCGAATACAACTGCTGATTCTCTGGGCTAGCCGCGGATGACAGCAATTCAGGCGGCACATGGGCCACAGGTAAGCCGGCAAGGTCACGCTCCACGCCGATGCCTTCGATGTTCTCCAGGTGTTTTTTGAAATACCATGAGCGGTAACAACCGCGCAGGATACTGCGGCCCTCTGGGTTACCCAAGTGCGTGGTCGTGCGAAATAGAAGCGCCTTTTCAATCGGAATAAGAACGGGCGTTCCCTGTTCCAGCGTCTGCCACATGCCCCGAATCCCACCACCTTTGTCAAACTCCCACATGTAGCGAGTGTGTTGGCTGCGGATCGCCCACTTGCGCCACCCGATGCGCCCGTCACTGTACTTGCTGCGCTTGGTTGGATCGTCAACATCGCCGCCACGTTTCTTGTAGACTGTCTCAAGATAGCTGTAACCATACGGCAGCATGGTGAGGATTTCTGTCATGGTGTCTTCCCACGACAGCGACATGTCATCAAAACAGGATTCGACAAACTCAGCGGTTTCGATGTCGTTATCTGTTGGCTCAATCTCCCAGTCAGCTTGACGCAGCAGCATTTCAACAGCGAACAGAATAGCTACCACCACGCTGTCCTGCTCCGCCATTTCACGCACAACCTTCAGCCAGCGGTCACCGCGCAGCTCGCGTAAAAACTCCTCATATACCTGACCACCTGACTTCTGTAGGCCAGTCTCGCCAAGTTCCATTAAGTCAACACGAGCCATGTCTATATTCTCCACTTGCTAGTTTGTGCAAAGCCGCTTAAATCCATGCCGGATGGCAACGGCTTATGTCCCTGCCACCGAATCATTGCTTGCGTGAACGCATCCACATCGTCATCATGCGACCCGTTTGGAAATGCAGCGCAATTCGTAATAAACTCATTGACCCACGGATACAGCGCTGGATGCGGCAGGTAGACGTTGCCCGACTCGACCGATGGTGATGCGGCGTGAGCGCGTGACTCCTTGCCTCCCTCTGGATTAACGGCAATTAGCCCGTCGACCTTCCCCTGCAACGACTGGATGACTGCCGGGCCGTTGGCTTTATCCTCTATTAGTTTCGTGTAAGCCCGTGGCCATTTGTCGGTAAATGCTGACACGGCCTTGATTGACGCATTGATGTCGGCGCGCTCCTTGTAATAGTCAAGCATGTATTTTGATGTACCCACTCGCCCCCACACCTGGCCGGCTACGTAGTCGCTGGAGTCGGTCGCCTTAAACGCCATGTCCCAACTCTGCAACATCTCCTCGAAGGTGGCAGGGAGATCGACCGCTTCCATTTCAAGCATATAGGCGTCCAGAATCGTGCCGTCTGGCCTTTTTTCTTCCGGCACTCTAACGGCAACCGGTGGCAGATTAACGCCTCTTGGCTTCCAATATCGCCACCAATGCCGCTTGAGAATGCCGCCACTGTCAGGCGATGGACGCTGCTGGTAGAGTGCATTCCATTCGTAGCTACCTAGTGTAATCCTGGTGGCATCCAGTTCGTCACGGCTATAACGTGACGGCCATAGCGCCTCACCTGGTTGCCGGATGTCGTATGGCGCTACCGGGTCCTCGGCAATGGCCGGCAGTCGAAGCACCGTCCATTGATCAGCTTTGGGCGAGGACTCGGCCAGATTGAGTAATCGTGCTTCCAACCCATCTTCGTGCCATGTCGTCACCGTAATCAGGATGCCGCCGCCTGGGGCCAGGCGTGTGCGAAAAGTGGACACGTACCAATCCCATAGGCCCTGGCGAATCGTAGCGCTTGATGCATCCTGACGGTTTTTTACTGGATCATCAATGATCCCGTAAAGCATCCCCATACCAGTGATAGCACCACCGACGCCGGCCCCACGGTAATAGCCGCTGTACTCTACTACCTCAAACTCGTCACTGTTGCGTAGCCAAGATCCCCCGGCGACTGTGCGAATGTTCTTTCCGAAAAGTTTTGTGTCGGGAAAAACACGACCATACGCCGGATCGTCAATGATGCGCTGCACGTCTCGGTTCATGCGCCTTGCCAGGTCAGCGCCGTAGCTCGCCGTGATGATCGGTGCGTCTGGATTGCGCCCCAAAATGTACGCCGGGAGGCGTCGGCTAACTAGCTCCGATTTCCCCGACCGTGGCGGGGCGAATATCATCAGCCTTGGAATTTCCAGCCGAACAAATTTGTCAAGGTACTCACACATCAGCCGGTGATGCCAGTTCATTTTATATTCCGGCATCGTGTAAGTCGTGAACTCTGCTAGGCTCTGCCGCGCCAGTGCCACATTGATTTCACTTAACGTCGGTAGCTGCATCGGTCGCCTTCGCCACCATCGTGCGCAACTGCAAAAGCTCGTCCACGGTTAATTTCGACAGGTCAGGCTTGACGGTGGATTCGGTCTGTACT